TAGCTTCTCTTGATAAGTCTGCTTCTGGTGAGGGCTCAAAGAGTTCCTCATAACTTCTACCAAGTCTCTCTCTAAATTCCAAAAAAAAAGCATACTTCCCATTACTAGACTAAGAGGCATTTGCTTCATAAGTTCCCAATAAGTATCACCTTTATATTTTTCAATTTCATAACTACCTCTGAAGCTTTGTACTACAGGCCTGTATAAAACTGCCATAGCCTGGTGCATAGTTTCCCAATCAGTTATGTAAGTATCTACATCTATGTATTCACCAAAAGTCATATCGTCAAGTTGAGGAATAAAACCAAACTCTGTTTTTTGATACCTCCACCTAGAAATTAAAGGAGGTTTTTCATTTAAAGCTTTATTGATCTTATCGCATACATCATACACATCACTCATCTTATAAGAGTAAGTTTTAGCAGGAGGAACTCCACAAAATATCTCTAACATTTTTAGAGCTATAGAGTCTTCTTTCATAGATTCGTCTGAACAATCCTTTAGAAACTTTTGATATTGTTCTAAAGTTATTTCTTCCATTCTTGTAGGTACTTTGACTTTTAATTCCATATACTTATATAACGTTAATTTTAAAAATTTTTACAAAAAAAAAGGGCAGTCTTTCGACCACCCTAATTTAAACAACTTAACTAAACTAACCAATTATTATGAAATACAAAATGATTAAACCAAATATTATAAAGGAAGTTTTTAAAACTAGAAAAGTTGTTCCCTCTTGTCTTGGGCTTCTGCCCTGATTGCTTCTATACTGACGCATAGCTCTTTTTTTATTTTTATTAAACCATTCCTGCTCAGTCATTACGATAGGAATAAAAGTTCAAAAATGTTATAAAGTAGTTTTACTATAGCCATAACTGTAGTTAACATAAAGGCCGTAGCAAATGCTATAGTTGCAAATTGAACTACAAGCCCTGCGTAAAAACTTATGAAGTTATCTAATTTCTCTTTTGTCATAATTTAATTGTTATAATTGTCTTTGTTTATTACTTTTCCTTCTAGGTCAAGAATAGTATATCCTTGGGAAGCTAGAAGTCTAATTGCTTTGATTTGCTCTTTAGCTTTTTCTTGCAATCTATACGTTTCAAATATTTCGTTTGATATTGACATAATTTTTCTTTTGTGTTAACTCAGGAAGACCCCATTTATTATATGTTAACTGAAAATCAAAGTCATAACCGCAGAACTCACATATAAAGTTGTCTAGGTTATTTTCTTTTTTACAGTTATCACAATGTATAGTTTTCATTACTAAGTTTTTTGTTAAAGGGATTTTGATTTGTCTGTGAGTAGGTGCTCCCTGTTTACACCCTTTTGCTATTCTAGGATAACTCCTTTGCTGCCTCGTTAGGTTTCGCTTTGACCTTTTACTCGCTTAACCGCTCTACATATTTTGAGAGCTTTACTTTAACAACATTATAAAGTTACAAAAAGTTATCCACATTTCCAAATCTATTTATCTAATAGCATATTTACCATAGTTAGGCCTAGCTAGTTTATTATAGATTCCGTAACGTAGACTGTCGCAAAAATGATTGAATTTGTCTTCAGGTTGGTTAAGTATATTTCCGTTCTTGTCTTCCTTCCATTTATAATTACGAAACTCTTTTATAGCATTCTGACTTTTTTTAGTTATATGAATAGTATATCTCTTTAGCATATCGATTCCTATGTTAACTGAGTCTCTCCCTTTGGTGCTCGGTTTTATATTCCAACCATATCTATAAAGCTCGTCAATTGTTTTTGGTTCTGCAGAATCGTCATAAATCTCATCTCGTCTACCTATTCCCAGGTTGAGTAATTCATTATGAATATCTCTGTTTGTCATTCCTGTTCTATAGACTAATTCCTCTGCATATAAATTTGTGTCGTGAAGGTAAATTTTTGAAATGCAAGTGGGGTCATTTGTATAGCCAAAATCCATACCATACGAAACAAACTTTGCATTGTCTGGTATTTTCTCGATTTCTCTAAATTGAAATATAGTTGCTTTGCTTTGACCTATCTCTCCTAGTCCGTATATTCTCCAATAATTTTCATCTGTGTATTGTAGTCTTTCTATTTCTTTTACTATAGACTCTTCTAAAAACTTATTGTCTTTATAGGTTGTTTTAAAAAAGTCTGCGTCTTCTCTTGTTTTTACTTTGTCGTATATCCAATGAAATTCGTCAGAAGGATTGTAGTCTAATATTATACGGCCTATAGTTCTAAAGACTAATTGGTTCCAATCCTCCCAGAATAATTCGTTAGCCTCATTTATAAATAGTAAATCTCTTTTACGTCCTCTCACTTTTTGAGGAGAGTCTAAGGATATAAACTCTATTAAGTTTCCGTTTAGTCTGTATTCGTGACTTGTCTTATTATGGTCTTCTTCATTATAAAGCTCGTTGTTTTTTAGTATCTCTAAGAAATCTCTCATAGCTGAGGTTCTTAATGCAGGAAAAGTTTTTCTACATATTGAAACTATTTTGTTTTTGTTTCTAAGACAATAGCCAAATATTATCCAGATCAGAATATTATAAGTCTTACCACTTCTAGACCCTCCCTGCTCAATTATAATTTTCTTTTGACTTTTTTCTAAATGTTTCCAGACTATGTTAGTTCTTAGGTCTCTCACTCTACTACTTCGATTCTAAATTCTTTATTGTCCCCTGTGTCTATTTCTTGACGTGGAACATAACCTCTAGACTTACCAATAGTTTTTAAATAGAATATTATAGAAGTTTCTTTTTCTTTTTTAATACAATCAAATAATTTTGACTCTACAAAATCTATAGCAGAATTTCTTATGTCCTGGACTTTAGCCTTATACTCCTCGTCTTCTTCTAGCCATCTATAATGAGTTCTTCTACTTATACCTGCATTTTGACTTGCAGTCGTTACTATGCCTAAACAATTACTTAAGGCATCTAACATTTTCTCTTTATTGCTTTCAGTTTTTTCTGACATTATATTCTTTTTATAGTGTGACATTTGTGACATCACTCTACTAATATAACGTAAAAATTTGAAGTTTTAAATAGTCTTTATGAAACTATCTTTTTCTTGTAGTTCTTTATCTGTAAGAACATCTACTATTTCAACAACTTGTTCTATAGAATCTATGTTTCTAAAACTCTTAAGCTTTTCAATTATCATTAACATCTCTTCATTTGATATTGTAGTCTGTTCTATAATTCTTTGCCACTTAACAAACTCAGGCCTTCTAGACTTTATTTCATCAAACATATTAACTCTATATAATACTATAGAATGATCTGCAGATTTTCCTTTAGACTTGTAGAAGTTAGCTATACTTGTCAGTTTTTTATTTTTATATGTTCTCATTATGTAGTCAAATAGAGCTCTTGCGTCTACGTGCTGCTGTGTTCTTCGATTTTCGAAAATATTAATTTGTGTTAAACTTATAACTAAGTTTGCTATTCTATTATATTCTCTCATAGTGTACCTTTAATTATATATTGGTCTATATCAAAGTCTGCTTCTATAAAGTCTTTGTATATCTCGATACCTGCCATAACTGAAGCCTCACCCTTTAAGTAGAAATTCTCTGAGCAGTCCCAGACTCCTACGTCTAAATTCTTTTTATCTATACATAAAAACTTAAAGTCCTTATAGTCACAATCAAAGAGCTGACAATAAATATATACTTGGTTATAATATCTATAAGCATCTGCAGACTTATAAAAGTTTTTTACATCTATAGTTGTTTTTAAGTCTACGATACCTCCGTTATCTTTTAGTACATCGGCCTTACCTCTAAAAGGGTAGCCGTTTATAGTATCAATCATAGGAACTTCAAAACGTGAACATTGTAATAATTGTAAAGCAGTTTCATTTCTTAGTATAGCATCACAAAGTCTTTCAGCATCGTTTTTCTCTTTCATAGTAAATACTTGGTCGTGAAACTTTTTAGCTTCTTTATATTTAGTTGTGTTTTTACTTTGGACATCTACAAAAACTATATCATTAATTTTTTCAGGTTCTAAAATCATTGTATGAAATAAATGGCCATCTCTTAAAGGTTGTGTTTCTTTTTGACCATACTTGTTTACATATAAATATGTTTTAGCACTATCTAACAAAAGCTTTATAGAACTACTAGACAAAGCATTTTTACCTAAATAATTGTAATAGTAATCGTCTGAATACATATTATCAATTACGTCTTGTTTTTTTTCTATAGTTCCGTCTAGTAATTTAATCGAATTTGTCATAAGCCTTATTTTTATTTTTTAGAAGTTTTATAATAATCTCTTTATCTTTTAGTTCTTCAGTTAATTCTGAAACTTTTTTTCTTAAGTGTTGATTTTCTGTAACGTATAAATTAAGCAAATCCTCTTTAGCCGTCATAAGTTTATAAGTTTTTTTAGTTTTTCTATTTGCTCTTCAAGTTTTTCAACTTTAGCTTCTGACTTTCGTGCTCTTTCTATAGCTCGATTCTTGTCACTTCTATACTCTTCTACAATCTTATTAAATATAAAACGATCTCTTTGTAAA